AAATGATGGAAGCTGGTGTGCCATTGCCTCAGATTATGTCGGTGACAGGACACAATCATGTGTCTTCTGTGAAACCATACATGAAAAATACATACCTGTCTGCAAATAATGCCTTGACAGCTAGATACGCTCATGTAAAATCGAACACTGAGAGTAACATAGGGAAGTGATTATGATACAATATGTAATCAGTATGTACGACTACACAGGTGAGGCTCTCAAGCCTTGGGCAGAGGCAGGGTACACTTGCCTTGCCTTTGACATTCAACATGATCCTGATGTACACAAGACAGAATTATTCAAGGGTGGTGGTAGCATCCACTATCAATATGCTGACTTGCATGACTTTGATACACATCGTAAAATCTTCAACTCCTTTAATGGTCACAAGGTAGCATTTGGTATGGCTTTCCCTGTCTGTACTGATCTGGCTGTGTCTGGTGCGGCTCACTTTGCTAAGAAGGCAGAGGCTGACCCCTTGTTTCAACAGAGGGCTGCACAACACGCCATTGATTGTGCTGGTCTGTTTGATGATCTAGGTTGTCCCTACTTTGTAGAGAATCCTGTATCTGTATTGTCTACCAAGTGGCGTAAGTCTGATTATAGGTTTCACCCTTATGAGTATGGTGGGTACATCCCTTATGGCGAAGCACAGCATCCACTCTGGCCTGAGTACATAGCCCCACAGGATGCATACCCCAAGAAGACTTGCTTGTGGACAGGCAATGGTTTTGTGATGCCCACTAAAGTACCTGTTGAACCAAAGAAAGGTTACAGTAAACAGCACTTGAAACTAGGCGGTAAGTCTGCTAGAACAAAGAACATCAGATCAGCTACCCCTAGAGGATTTGCACGTGCTGTTATGGAGGCCAACACATGAACATAATAGAAATCATAAATGATTTGCAGCTTACTGTCGGTGACAGCAGACGCATGACATGTCCTGTATGTCATACAAAGAATACATTTACCATTACTAATACTATGGGTAAGATTGTATGGAATTGCTATAAGGCTAGTTGTACAGTTAGTGGTGCAACCAATGTGTCTATGTCTGTAGGTGATGTTCGTAAAGCACTTGGTTATATGACTGACGAGTTAGACCCTGCCCCATTTGTAAAGCCTGACTACCTAGTTAATGATGGGCCTGAGTGCTGGAATTTCCTTAAACAGTATGGCCTATCATCTGAAGATGTTATTGTATTGTATGACGTAAAGGATCACCGCATAGTCTTTCCTGTGCTAGATGACAGAGGTTGTATAGTTGATGGATCAGGTAGATCACTGGGAAAAAGAATACCTAAATGGAAAAGATATGGTAATAGTGACTTGCCATACCATTGTGGATGTGGTAATGTCGCTGTAGTGGTAGAGGACAGCGTTAGTGCCGCAGTTGTAGGTGCGACAGTGAACAACGATCTAAAGCTGGATGCCAAAGATGATGATGTATATGTCGGGGTGGCTGTGTTGGGTACGTCATTATCAGAGGGACACAAGCGGTACTTGTCGCAGTTCTCTACCATAATAGTAGCACTTGACCCCGATGCTTTGCCCAAGTCACTCAAGTTTGCTAAAGAATTACGCACGTACTGTTCAGATGTTCGTGTACTAAAGTTGACAGACGATTTAAAATATAGTAACCCTGACGATATCAGTAATCTGATAGCCCTAACACAAGGATAAACCCCACATGGAACTAGCACTAATACGTAGCCTGATGAACAAAGAGTTTTATGACAGTCATCGTGGCTCTCGCTGCCCTGAACGTTTGTTTAGTCCAGATGTACGCAAGATTAAAAAGTCTATTGACAGTGCCATGCACCGTTATGAGCGTACCGTTACACCTGACGAGATTGAGGCGTTGTTTATGTCAAACAATGCTACCCTGACTACAGCACAGAAGACTGCCTACAGTGCGCTGTTCGCTACAGTAAAGCGAGAACAGCCTATGGGTGAGGACATTGCACAAGAGGTGCTGTCCAAGCTGTTTCAACAGGTGATTGGTGAAGACATTGCTAACCTTGGCTTTGATTATGTCAATGGTACAAAGGATACCCTTGAGCCATTACGTAATATGCTTGAGCAGTATGGTGATGACTTCACGCCCAAGCTAAACATTGAATGGGAAGACACAAGCATTGACCACATCCTTGCACTCAACAGTCTTGAGAGCCAGTGGACATTCAACATCCCTACACTTACCCGTAAGGTTGAGGGTGTTAATGCTGGTCACTTGATTGAGATTGGTGCTAGGCCCAACACTGGCAAGACTTCATTCCATGCCAGCCTGATTGCTGGTGAGAATGGTTTTGCATGGCAGGGTGCTAAGTGCATTGTGTTATGTAACGAGGAAGGCTATCACCGTGTAGCCCACCGCTACATTACTGCCGCCTCTAACATGGAAGCCAAAGAGGTTGTAGCTAACAAGTCAAAGGCAATGGCTGCATACGATAAGATCAGAGATAACGTCAAGTTCAAGGACGCTACTGATCGTGACATGGCATGGGTTGAGAGTGTCTGTAAGACATACAAGCCTGACATTGTGGTGCTTGACATGGGTGACAAGTTCGCCAAGACCACAGGGTTTTCTCGCCCTGATGAAGCACTAAAGGCTAACGCTATCTATGCCCGACAGATTGCCAAGCAGCATGGCTGTGCTATCTTCTACATGTCTCAGCTATCTGCTGATGCAGAGAACAAGGTGGTACTCAATCAGTCTATGATGGAAGGCTCCCGTACAGGTAAGGCTGCAGAGGCAGACCTAATGCTGTTGATTGCAAAGAACCCACCTGTTGAGGGACAGGACGAGGAAGACACCATGCGCCACCTCAATGTTGTCAAGAACAAACTGTCTGGTTGGCATGGCATTGTACATACCAATCTGAATTACAAGACAGCGAGGTATGAGGCATGATAAATAGAGACACACACAGAGAGTTATGTGAAAAGTATGAGGCGGTAAAACGTGATGCAAAGTATTGGGAAACACAAGCTAAGACATTACGTACACGTAACGTACATCTGTTAGAAGATATAGAAAGACTGTCTGCACAATTAAGGTTATGGAAAGGGACAGCACCATGAATAACTATATATATACAGCAATCGGACTTGTAGTATTTTATGTCGGACTAAAAATGTTTAGTGGTGGCATGAAAAGCATGGGTAACATAGACCACTTGACTTGGTTCTTAGGCAACCCAATCTATATGTTCTTTGGGTCAATCGTTATGACACTGGCATGGCAGAGTAGTAGCCTTAGTACTACAGCAATCATTGCCTTGGTTGCATCAGGTGTACTACCCTTACCTGCTGCTGTGGCTGCTGTACTAGGAGCTAACATAGGTACGACAGGTACGATATGGTTGGCAGGGCTGCTAGTGTCTGACGGTATGCCTAAAGGTGACACACTACGCATAGCCATGATACACACTGGTGTTAATCTTTTGATGGCGATAAGTCTGTTGCCATTTGTAAATCACATAGCTAAGTATGTTGGGAGAGTAGGATGATTGATGAGGAATAAACTATAGACTTATTCCTCACAAGTTACGCTGCAACGTAACTATTCAACTTTTACGCTATGGCGTAAAGAAAAGGACAGGAAAATGAGACAGCACATATACGACACATGGACACTGATCATGGACTCAGATAGAAGCCCACTAAAGAATATACCTGACAACAATGCCCGTCACTTAATCCTGCAGATACTTGCATGGATGTGGTGTATTGTGTTTAGTATTTTCTTGGGTAGCTATCTTGTGTTTGGATTGACAGCAATAGCTCATGTTCTATTACTAGCTGCAATAGCTATCACTGTCGGTACGTTTGATACTGCCAATAGAAACCCACAGATGCTTAGTGATGTAGCTAAACGTCTTGATGGGTACAATGGCAGACGTAACAATGGGGAGCACGACTAATGAGCCAGAACTATTGCACAACTAAAGACTTAGGCAAAGCATTTGCTGTGATCGTTGTGATCATGGTGGGTGTACCGCTAGGTATTGCTATGACTTATGATGACTACCCAAAGTATTGCAGTATGTCTATCCTACTACCGTGTATAGGAGTATTGATAGATGATTGATATAACATACATAGACCACATGGGCAGTGACCTGTCTGTAGTAAATGCAGCACGTGTATCCTTTGGTAAAAAGAGTGAGGCACTAGGAACATCAGGTGTAGAGGGTAGACCTATGACACCTATCCTCAATGACCCTGACAAGAGGCTGATCAAATACCTAGCCAAGCACAAGCACATGTCACCCTTTGGTCATGCCTTTGCCAGTTTCCATGTCAAGGCTCCCATCTTTGTAGCTAGACAACTAGTTAAGCATAAGTTCCTACGGTGGAATGAGATTAGCCGTAGGTATGTAGATGATGAACCTGAGTTCTATGAGCCTGATGTGTGGAGGGATAAGAGCGAGGATAAGAAGCAAGGTAGTGGAGGCAAAAGTCAGTCCCAGTATTTCCCTAACATATATGTAAAAGAGGTAGCAGACAAGTCACTAGGTGACTATAAAAAGATGTTGGTTCAAGGTATTTGTCCAGAGCAAGCACGTATGGTGTTGCCACAAAGCACCATGACTGAATGGTATTGGTCAGGTAGTCTTGACGCCTTTGCTGACATGTGTATACTAAGATGTAAAGAAGACACACAGTTTGAAACAAGAATAGTTGCAGATGAAATATCTGCTGATATGAAAGACTTGTTTCCTATAGCATGGGAAGCATTAGTTCTATGAACAAACGTATACCTATAAAGGGTGGTGATGAATATGATGGTCTTACCAAAGCACGTAAGTTTTATCTGTGGAAAGCTGGGCAGTTAAAGAAGATTAAACGTGCTTACAATAAAAGGTTTCGTAAATACAGCAAGGAGATAAAAGATGAGTGAATATATTAATAAACCAATCAAGATTACAGATATAGAAGATCATGAAGATGGTAGTGCTACGTTGCAATTAGAGCTTGACCCTGAAACATATGCTGCTATATTCAATGTGGGGTTTGTTTACTTAATACGGAAAGGTATTGATAATGATACTGACATTAGACGTGGAAAATACGACAACGACTAGAGATGGCAAGCTACACCTTGATCCATTTGAGAAAGACAATTCATTGACACAGGTAGGCACACTGGATCAATCAGGTAACGAACACATCTTTACCTTTGATCATTCAGAAAAGCAGGGTACACCATTTGATCACCAATGTGTGCAGTCCATGCTTGATAAGACTACTGTACTGGTTGCACATAATGCTGTACATGACTTGCTGTGGCTATGGGAGTCAGGCTTTACCTATGACGGTAAGGTGTTTGACACCATGCTTGGTGAGTATATCTTACAGCGTGGGCAGAAGCAACCCCTTTCACTTGATGCATGTGCAGAGCGTTACGCATTAGACACACAGAAGCAGGACACACTCAAGGAGTATTTCAAGAAGGGCTACACCACACGTGACATACCTTTGGCTGAGTTGACAGAGTATCTGTCCCATGACCTACATGCTACACAGCAGTTGTACAATACAATCACTGCCAAGCTAGAGGGTACTACCCTACAGGACAGTGTTGATCTGACTAATCAACTTGCCATACACCTTGCTAAGATTTACCAGCGTGGGTTCAAGGTTGATACAGATGCACTAGAGGCAGTACGTAAGGAGTACGAGGATGAACGTGACGAGTTAGTACGTAGTCTTGAGGCACATACACATGAGTTGATGGGTGACAGACCTGTAAACCTCAACAGTCCAGAACAACTTGCATGGGTTGTGTATGGTCGCAAGCCTGATGACAAAAAAGTGTGGCCTACATTGTTTGAGGGACGTATGGTAGATGCTAAGTTCAAGTCTACCGTTACCAAGCACTCAACTAAGTTGTACAAACAGAAGGCAAAGCAATGCAAGTCCTGCTATGGTAGTGGGCAAATCAGAAAGGTAAAGAAAGATGGAACTCCTTTTGCAAGACCCAACAGGTGTGTCGGGTGTGATGGTTGTGGGTATACTTTTGTGGATACTAACCAGTTAGCTGGCCTACAATTCACTGCACCTACTGCCAAGTTTATCAGTGCCAATGGCTTCAGTACAGGCAAGGACAGCCTGACATACCTTGAGGGTGTGGCTAGAGCCAAGCAGATGCCAGAGGCAGTCAAGTTTCTGCAGAACATGAAGCGACTGAATGCCATTGAGGTATACATTGCCAGCTTTATTGGCGGTATTGCTACCCACACCAAGGCAGATGGTAAGCTACATGCCCGTCTACTGCAGCACAGGACAGGTACAGGCAGACTATCAGGTGCTGACCCTAACATGCAGAACATGCCACGTGGCGGTACGTTCCCTGTCAAGCGTGTGTTCGTATCACGATGGGATGGTGGACAGATTATGGAAGCTGACTTTGCACAGCTAGAGTTTCGTGTCGCTGCATTCCTGTCTCAAGACATGGTTGCCATTGACGAGGTTATCACTGGCTTTGATGTACATGCCTACACTGCCAAGACCATTACAGATGCTGGTCAGCCTACTGCTAGACAAGCCGCCAAGGAACACACCTTCGCCCCTCTGTTTGGTGCTACTGGCTATGGACGTACACCAGCAGAGGCTGCATACTACACAAAGTTCATGGACAAGTATAAAGGTATTGCTGCATGGCACAAGCGATTAGCTGACGAGGTACTGGCTACTGGCTGCATTACCACACCATCAGGTAGGGCATTCGCTTTCCCTGATGCTACACGTAACAAACATGGAGGTGTGACATATTTCACACAGATAAAAAATTATCCGGTGCAATCCTTTGCAACGGCTGACATTGTACCTATATGTCTGATATACATAGACAAGATGTTGGAGGCAAACAAGATGCAGAGTTGTATAGTCAATACCGTACATGACAGTGTGGTACTTGACATAC